GAACACGGATGGCCGCTGCATTGCCGGGTGACGATCTGGAAGTGCCCGGTTGTCGAGATGACCCGCACGAAGGCCCTGGGGCTGCTCTACAAGCAGTTGCAGAAGGACAGCACCAAGTCTCGCACCGGGATGGCCGACTATCTGCTGGTATTCCGCAACGATGGCGAGAATGCCGAGCCAGTCGGCCACAAGCCGGATGAGTTCCCGGTTGACCAGTGGCAGAAATGGGCCAGCCCGGTCTGGATGGACATCAATCAGACCAATACGCTGAACGTCCGCATGGCCAAGGAAGCCAAGGACGAGCGCCATCTTTGCCCGCTGCAACTGGATCTGATCGAGCGGGCCGTGATCATGTGGAGCAATCCAGGCGATGTGGTTCTGTCGCCGTTCATGGGCATCGGCAGCGAGGGCTACGTCGCCACGAAACTGCGGCGCAAGTTCATCGGCGTGGAGTTGAAGCAATCATATTGGGAACATGCTTGCCGTCATATCAAGGCGGCTGAGGATGAATCCGCCGATCTGTTCAGCGTGGTGGCAGCATGAGCCTCGACCTTGCCATTGCCGAGTTGCGCCGCCGCCGTGCGGAACAATCCGATGCCGAGCGTGACGGATCATGGGATGCCTTTGCCGCGATGAAGCGGACATGGGGCTTTCGGCGCAAGCGGGAGTTCGGATGGCCGCGCGCCAAGATGAAAGCATGGCTTGAGATTGCCGCAGAGACCGTTGACCGGGGGAGCGCATGACCGACGCCCCGACATGCCAGACCTGCTTCCACTACGCGCTCGTCGACGGATGGCATCACCACTGCAAGCGCCATCACAAGATGATTGGCGGCAAGGTGGAGACGATGCGCAAGGGCTGGACCTGCGCTTTCGAGCGGGACGAGCACGCCGAACCCCGGCGCGAAGATGGCGACAAGTGCGGGCCGGAAGGCATTCATTGGAGGTCACGGTTGTGAGTATGATTCATGCGAGTTACGCCCGGCAGTTGGACGCGGCGCACCGGGAGCGGCAGAACAAGTTCTGGTCCCAGCCCAAGGGCGTGATCCGCAAGGCCATATCGCAGCCCGTCAAAGGGCTTGCCATCTATTCGGGGCCGATCGGTCCTGACATGCCGCCGTTTGCCATCGCCTGGGCAAGGCTGGGGCCGATTCGTGCCGTCGTGATGACACTCCGGGACGCCACGCCAGCGGATGAACAACTGGTCAGCAGCCGACGCATCCTGATTTCCGAGGTCTGTGACGCCGTGCTTGCCGTGACAGGATGCAGCCGCGCCGACTTCTTCTCCGAGCGCCGCCAGCGGCCCGTCGTGCTGGCCCGGCAATTGGCCTATTTCGTCGCCCGCGAACTGACGCAGGCCAGTTATCCAAAGATCGGCGCTCTCTGTGGAAAACGTGATCACTCGACCGTGATGCACGGCATCGCGCGCATCACCCGCGAAATCGACAAGTGGCAACCGCTGATTGACGCCGTGGTGGCGCGGATCGCTGAAAGCCGGGTGAGGTAAGGCCAGCAGTGAAGATCACGTCCGACATGTTGAGGAAGATCGCAGCCATGCCTGAGCAGGCCATGGGTGTGGCTCTCGCGTTTCTAGCTGAGCAGCTAGAGGCGGATGAGCGGAAGCGCGCGTCGAGCCTGACGCGGCAGAAGCGTTATTTGACGCGACATAGAGACGTCAAAATAACGTCTAAACAGACGTCAAACGAGCGTCAAATTGACGGTGAAATAACGCTCTCGCGCGTAGAGGATAATATAAACCCTTTCTTACTTAAGGAAGGTTTAGATAATCCCCCCTCTAACCCCCCCTTGCTTCCCGAGCCATCGGCCTTCACCGAGTTCTGGAATGCCTACCCACCGAGGGAAGGCGGATCAGACCGCGATGGCGCGGAGAAGGCTTTCGTTGCCGCCACCAAGCGCGCCGACCCGGCTGCCATCATCGCGGCTGCTGGCCGGTTCGGACAGGAAATGCGGCGGATCGGCAAGGCCGGAACGCAATTCGTTCCGAAGGCTCGCAAGTGGCTGAACGATGGCGCGTGGAAGGACTTCGACAGCCCAGCCGTATCGACGGGACAACGCGCGAACGTCCAAATGGTTCCGGTCATCGAGGGCAGCGAAGCCTGGACCGCGTGGGAGCGCGTGAAGGGCAAGCGGCTGCCGGTTACCGACCTGAAAGACCCGACCGGCCATCCGATCGGCAAGCGCGGATGGTATTTCCCAACCGAATTTCCAGAGCAGAAAGGAGCGACGGCTTGACGGATTATTTCCTCATCGAGACCGATCCGCGCAAGGCTGAAACCGTGGCCCGCGCTGTCACGGCGTTCGGCTTCGACGCATGGCTGCCGATGGAAACCCGGTTCCACCGCAACCGCACCAAGCGCAGCGCGTCCCGCATGTGGGCCGTGCCAATCCTGATCGACGCCCTGTTCGCCGCCGTGCCGCGTGAGGACCACGGCCAGCTCCAGCGCATCAAGGGTTTCTCCCACATCTGCCGGGACTGCAACCACGTGGCCTATGCCATCCCTGGCGATCAGGTCCGCGCCTTCATGGCTGAGGTCGCAGCCGTGAACGCCAGGACGGAACGCATGTTCCGAACCCTGGTCGAGGGCAGGCAGCACACCAAGCGCAAATTCCAGCCGATGACGCCCGATACGCTGAGGGCCTATCTCGCGGAGAAATTCGGCATTGTCAGAGAGGATGCAGCGTGATGCCAGCAATAATATTGCTCACTCACGCAACTATATTGCGTTCCGCTCCAAATCACGCTATAACCCCGTCCAGGTCGCATACAGTGGCAGAGGCAGCGCCCGCACTCGCGCCCGGTGGTTCCCGCCAAATAGAGAGATTTTGACTTTTGCAGCGCCGGAATCTGCAACTCTGACGCGACCTCATAGCCGTCAGTCTCCGATTTCCCCGGCTCAACACAACCAATCCTAGAAACGAGGCCATAATGGCGAGTGGTGGCCGTCCAAGTCTGTACAGCCCTACATATTGCAATGAAGTCATTGACTGCGGATCACGCGGGCTTTCCCTCACGGCATTCGCTGGCGAGATCGGCGTTTGCAGGGACACCATTTCAGAATGGATGAAGGCTTACCCGGAATTTTCCGTAGCTTGCAAGAAAGCGCAGGCAAAGCGCACCCAATTCCTTGAGCAGGGAATGCTCGATAGAGAGGCAACCGGACCAATGGTCACGGCTCGCCGCTTCGCCCTTGCAAACGCTGCGCCTGATGAATGGCGCGAAAAGCAGACCGTAACGCATGACGTATCAGACCCTCTTGCGGAACTGCTGAAAGAGATTGATGGCAAGTCGCGCGGCCTCCCTATTAGCTGATCCATGGTGGAGGCTTAACAACCTCTATTACATCACGGACAAGAAAGGCGTTCGGGTTCAGTTCCGGCCCAATTGGGCGCAAGAGGAATTGTTCCGGGACATGCACTATCAGAACGTCATCCTCAAGGCTCGCCAGCTTGGGTTCACGACGTTCATTGATTTGTACCTGCTGGATCAGTGCATATTCAACAGCAACGTCCGGGCGGGTATCATTGCCCATAACCTGAATGACGCCAAGACGATCTTCCGGGATAAGGTCAAATTCCCGTATGACAACCTTCCGGGCCAGATCAGGGACAAGATAACGGCTCAATCCGATACGGCCAATGAACTGCTGTTTTCCAATAACAGTTCGATCCGCGTCGGCACATCGCTTCGGTCTGGCACGTTGCAGCTGCTCCATGTGTCTGAATACGGCAAGATGTGCGCAAAGTACCCTGAGAAGGCCAGAGAGGTCCGTACAGGCGCATTCAACACGGTTGAGCAGGGGCAGCTTATCTTTGTGGAATCGACGGCAGAAGGGCAATCCGGGCATTTCTATGAGCTATGCGAGACGGCGCAAGAGTTGCGGCGGGTGGGTGCTGATCTGTCATCGTTGGAGCCAAAGTTCCATTTCTTCCCGTGGTGGAAGCATCCCGAATATTCGATGCAAACCATTGGCCGCATTATCCCGGAGTCATATCGCAGGTATTTTGCGGATCTTGAAAAGATCGGCATTGCCCTGACTGACGGGCAAAAGGAATGGTACGTCGCCAAGTCCAATTCGCAGCGCGACGACATGAAGCGCGAGTATCCGTCAACTCCACAGGAGGCATTCGAGGCATCGGTTGAGGGTGCGTTCTATGGCAGTGAAATGACGCTGCTCGACATTCAGGGCCGGATCATGCCGGTGCCATGGGATTCGTCATTGCCAGTCATCACGGCATGGGACATTGGGCTTGACGATATGACGGCGGTTTGGTTCGCCCAAAAGGCTGGCCTTGAACTGCGGATTATCGACTACATGGAATTTCGCAACGTGGCATTGACTGCCTGTGCAACTGAGGTGCTTCGCAAGCCCTATCGGTTCGAGCGGCATTATGGCCCGCATGACATGGCGGCTCGTGAGATGACAACTGCCAAGCCACGCAAGGAGGCTCTTGAAAGCCTGGGCCTCAAGCCCATCAGCATCACGCCGAACGTGCCTGTCGAAGATGGCATCAACGCGGTTCGCAACATCCTGCCCAAGTGTGTATTCGACGTTGCGTCTACCAAAGCGGGCTTGAAGGCGCTCCGCAACTATCACAAGGAATGGGATGACGAACGGGGCACGTTCATTGCTAAGCCTGTGCATGACTGGTCAAGCCATGCGGCTGACGCCTTTCGTATGCTGGCGCTGAATATCTCCGGCAAGTCGGAACAAGAGGACAGGCGGCAACGGTCTAATGCGGTGTCTGCTGACTTCGACCCGCTCCAACACTATTCGTCACGGCAACAGGTATCGGCGGATTGGTCCGTTTTCTAGCGCCTGATCTGCCAAGCCTGTCCTTCATTGCGTGTCACATGAGGCAGGCTGACCGGGATGAAATCTATAA